ATTACCGTAGTCATCCATCCATGAGATTTCTTCTCCTAATACTAGTTTCTCAGCCGCTTCATGTACCTGTGTGCCTTGCTTACCTGCTCTACGCATAATAAGATCAGCGTTATGCCCAACATCCTTCATCCACGATTCGAAGAACTTATTCTTGGGCATATATTGGAGTATTGTTGTTACGGACGGGTAAAATACTCCTTCGCCTCTCTTATAGACCCTACGGTCTAAAAAATTTATCTGCTTTAAGTCTGGGTTAAAGTTTAATCTTTTCTTCTCGTTTTGTTCGAGAATGTTCATACCTTGTTTAATCATAGGTCTAGTTTATGCAGCATTAAACTGGATAAGTTTAATTCTTCTGCTAATTGAATATGTTCGGTAAAAGCTTTGAATCCCATTTCAGATGGATCTTTATCCGGTAGTGTAACTATAAACACTCTTTTACCTTGGTTTAAAAATTGCTCACCTATTTCGACTGCTCTATCTTTAGCATCATCGTCTAATGCAATATAAATGTCTTTTACTGAGCTTGTTATTATTTTTTTGTATAGTGAAGTAGAAATGCTTTTGCCTAAGATAGGAATGGCATTTCTTTTTATAGCAAGTGCATCAAATACACCTTCACAAAGTATAATTGGTGCATTCCAGTTAATTAAGTTTTCGAAAAATATTATGTCTTTGGATGCTTCAGGATTTTTGTATTTAAAATAGTTTCCATCATAAGTTCGTGCAACAAAAAAGTTGAGTTGGTTGGATCCAGAATAACTTGGGATAACAACTCGTCCTCCATACTCTCCAGTTGTACAGTATCCAATGCTATATTTAATAAAATCATTTGAACTAAGTCCTCGTTCATATAGGTATTTTTTTACAATATTGGCAACAACAGATGTTTCTGAAGCTGTATACAGTGGTTGGAACTCTTTAGGTAACTCTACTATAGATAGTTGTTTGTACTCTACTTGTGCACCTTTAGGTAGGAACTTAAGTATGCTCTGTGCTTCTTCTTTTGGTGTCTTGAGTTGGTAGAGTAAAGAACGTATAGTTTGTCCTCTAGTTTGACATACCCAACATTCCCAAAAGTTTTTACCCTCTTCGTTGGTATGCATGTTTATCTCCAACTTAGGTTTACGATGATTGCAAAAGGGGCAATTGAAAGCATGGTTGTCTCTTGCTCTTTTGTGACTCTTACCTAAAATGTTTTCGATGGATGCTAATAAAAAAGTATAATCCATAACCAGTCCGTATCTAATAATAAGATAAGAACTTTAATTAGAACTACAAACCTATTCTACAACTATTTCTTTTATAGCTGCTGAGATAGATGATTCAAGTAGTTGTCTGTTGCCTATATCTAGAAAACCTTCTAGTTTATCTGCTATAATAGTAGTAAGTCTAGATACATCTTCTGTAGTTAGTATCAACTCTTTACTTTCAACTACTTTTTTATTCTCTAAAATAACTTTTGATAGTTTCATAAGTCAAATTCAAATTTAATATTGGGGTAAAAGTATCTATCTCCATCATCATCAGCATAGTTAGCACCTCCTGTTATTTCAAACCCTTTTGCAGAAATAAAGTTTTTCATATTTTGATACTCAATAGATGGTAAAGGTTCCTTAACTCGTATTGAGACATCTCCCATTGCTTTATTACCATTGGAATGTTGTATGATACCTACATTAATATCGTCACGGTTGTAAGTGTCTTTCATCTCATTCTCTAAATCTTTAGCTTTACCTTCAAACCTAGTGTAGTAATCTTGTTCCAATATGATGTCAGTTAATTTCATTTTCCTTGTCCTCTATAAGCTTTCTGATAGTGTTTACTATTTTTTAGCTTTGATGTTTTAGACTTAGCATGTATGCCTGGTCTCTTTTTTTTAGTACCACCTACGTAGTTACCTAAAGTTAATCCTTTTGCCATATCTTTACAACTAAATCACCGGTTCCTTTTATCAAACGGTGATATGTCTCTTTGGGTATAAATAGTTTGTTTTTTGATAATCTTTGTGGGACTTCATTATCCAATTGGAATAGCCAGTCTGTATCTTGTGTAGCTTGAACTACTCGATCTTCCTTATCTCTATGCCATACAAATTCAAATGAAGGAGTGTCGTGAGAGAACTCTCTTATTATATAACCGTCTTCCTTTTTTTCAGAATAGGGTCTACCAGTAACCTGAGAAGTTTGATGATCCACCTAATGATTTCCAATAACGGCCTATGTTACAAGACCAATAACCTGCTTTTGTTTTATCTTTCTTTTGAGCACACTTATGACGTGCTGCAAATGAAGCTCTTGCTCCTTTTTGCTTAAACTTAACTGAAAGGCCAGTATCACCGAAAGATACTTTTTTAACATTTCCTTTCTTTGACTTAACGTAGACGTAGAATTTTTTACTTCCACCTCTTTTAGGTTTGTTAAGTGCAACCTTTTTACCTTTGTATTCCATTTCTGGTATATATTCAACTGCTGCTTTTAGCATATCGAAACCAGAATAGTCAAATGATTCATTTTGAATTTCTACAGCTTGTCTAAATTTATCCATATCTATAGTACCACCCATAGACTCTACTAACTCTTTTACTAAGTCGTAATCGATCATTTCATCTATCGATAAAGCTTCATCTATTGTTTCATCGTTTTCAATCATTTCATCAATCAAGCAGCCGATTTCAAACAAAGCGTTCTTATCAGGAGATACCATCGGTAAATCTAAAGGAACATTCATTCCATTGTAATCTCCATACTCTCCTATGTCTGTAGTCTCTAATAGGTCAGTATCCTCTTCGTTTAACGTAATATAACCGTCTCTCCAAGCGTCTCTTGCTTCTTTGAACAATTGTATAAACTGATCAGAAGAATAACGGTAGACGTTTTCTGACAACGTTAGATTATTATCTATGTGATATTGTAGAGAGGGTAAACCTATAAGTTGTTTTATCTTTATCATATTATTTCATTTCTGGGTGAAACATAAACTTAATAATTTTAGCATCTTTTGATACTTCCTTACCGTCTATTTCTATTCCTATAGGATAAGGTTTAGTTTTATCGTCTGCCCAATAGGCTACATCGTAACTTTTATCTTTATTGCTAGTTACTAATAGTCCTCTGTTATACGTATCTTCTTCTGCTTGCAATACTACCATTTTATCAGTAGGAAGAATCATATCTCCCATAAGCTTGATATCACCTTCATCGTACCCGTCCTCGTTGTACCTATTTTGTTCCAATAAGATCTTACTTAGTTTCATGTTGAAAATCTTTAGTATAGAATTTACCCAATACGTTATCATTAATGTACTGGTGGCTATACTCTTCAAGTACTCCATTTATAAATAGGTGCTTACACTCATAATATGTTAGCATCTTTTTATTGGGTACGAAATCTAAAATTCTACGTTCAAAGTCTGATCTCAAGTCATGTGAATCGTCTACGAATTTCTTGATCTTAGGATGTGAGCCATAATACGTTTGCCAATCAGATTCAGTTATCACCTTTTGTTTAAGTGGGGTACGACCTCCTATGCCTTTTGCTTTTCTTTCTTCTCTGAGAGCCTCTAATGCTCTTTTTCCTAACTTCTTATTTCTTTCGAATCGCAATACTTTCTTTCCAATATACTTTAGTCCACTCGGTTTGTGAAAAACTTCGTAAATGAACCCGTAAGTTCCTTCGGGAAAGTCTGATAGTTCGTTGAAGATCCTACCCTGGTAAGTCCAGGATGGGTATGTCATTTCCATATGTATATGTTTCCGTCGCTAGAGCTTGGATTTAAGCTCATCGATTTGTAACTGTTGCTCTTTTAAAGCTTCAATTAATAACGCGACAATTTTCTCATAACGTACAGCTTTATAGCCGTTGTCTCTTGTAACTACTAATTCTGGTAAAATAAATTCGATTTCCTGTGCAATAACTCCGACGTCGTGTCCGGTATGCTCAGATTGGTTATTCCAATCAAATTCATATCCACCAATAGTTTTTATTTTATCTAATGCTCCTTTTATAGGAGTAATATTATTTTTTAATCTAGCATCAGAAGAATGAAATGCTGTTACATCTCCAGTAGCCTTAATTGTACCTTGTATAAGTAAACTACTTCCTGATATTGCATTAGCAGACTTTATTATTGATCCTGATATTAGACCTGTAGTGTTAAGTGTTGCTCCAGTAATGCCGCTAGTTGCAGCTAAAGTTGTTGAAGTAACACCAGTAGCATTTACGTTAGTAAATAGTACATTACTACCTGTAATCTGTTGTCCAGAAATATTACCAACCATTGATATTGTTCCTGAACCTGATATTGTTTTAGTATTAAGATCTAAATTACCTCCTAACTGTGGTGTTGTGTCTGCTACTACGCTATTAATACCTGAAGTTGATCCAGTGTCTATAGTAACGTTAAATGTTGCTCCAGTTCCTTTTGTAAACGTAATTACATTGTCAGCAGCTGAGGCAGTTATTACTCTTGTGTCTAATGTTGTTGCAATAGAAGATGACGCTAATGTAAATGATCCAGATATATCACTACCTATCTGTATTGATGAGGATAGTAATGTTGGTTTACCTGTTATACCACCAAACGGTGCTATTGAAGCTGAAACTGCATATGAGGAAGATATAATTCCTGTAACTCCACTTCCTTCTCCTTCTAATGATCCTGAAAAAGATCCTGAAGCTATGGTGTCGGTACTTCTTACACTCCCCTGATATGATCCTGAAAAAGATCCTGAAGCTATAGTGTCGGTACTTCTTACACTACCTTGATATGATCCTGAAAATGAACCACTAAGGCTGTTTACACTACCAGATCCGTTTAAGTTAAATGCACCTAATATGTTTAGACTACCTGTTCTTTCGTGAACGTCATTATGACTGTCTCCAAATATAGTAGAACCAGAATTATAAATTTGTATAGTTGTGTTTCGTTCGGTAACAAATTCTTCTGCTGTTAATGTGCCTCCTACCGTTAGGTTACCTGAAAATTTACCACTACCGGTAACTTCTAATATACCTACTTCATTTTGAGTATCTAGTAATATTGACCCTGTTACCTTAAGAGTGTTTTGTACAAACGTTAAATTTTGACTTCCTGTAAATTGAGCATTTGCTCCTGAAACTGCACTACCTAATTTAAATTGTATTGCTCCATTTCTACCTACAGGGCTACTTAGTGGCACACTGATTGAACTACTAGTTGCTGTATATCTATGTAGTTCTAAGTTTGACCCTTCTACAGATGCCGAATAGAAAAACTCTCTAAAGTTTTGATCTAATTCATTATGTGTTAATGACGAGCCTTTGCTACCTCTAAACTGAATTGCCATTATAATTTACTTTTTAGTTCCTCTACTTCGGTTTTTAATTCTTTTACAGCCTCTATTAGGTACCCAATTATACCACTGTAATTAACACTAAGATAGCCTTTATTATCTTCAGAAACAACTTCTGGTATAGTTTTTTGTATCTCTTGTGCTATTACTCCTGCATTTCTAGATCCGTCTTTATCAAATGTAACTCCTCTAGATGATACTATTTTTGATAAACCTTCTACTACTGTCTCAATATTATCTTTTAGTCTCTCATCAGAAGATTGGAATACGGATGCTGATGTTCTTATACTACCTGATACCTCTAAAGCGTTGGTAAGAGGAAAATCAGTTGATTCGTTTACATTAATACCCACACTCACTGTACCTCCTGATTGGCTTACAATTAAACCATTTGCTGTAGTAAGTGATGCACTACCTGAGTAAAATGCAAAACGACCACTAACACCTGGCTGTACACCTGATACTAATGATACTTCGTGGGCTGTTTTGTTGATAGGTACATTTCCACTACCTGTGTAATGTAGTACTAAGTTCCTACCTCCGTTAGCAATTGAGCTTGAATAGAAGAAAGAACCTAGATTTTGGTCCATTTCATCGTATGTCAGAGGTTGTGATTTATTTGCTCTAAATGTTACAGCCATTATATATCTAATTTTATTTCAAATGTCATGTCACTATTTTGACTTTTTGGTATTGGTTTACCTACTTTTGCTAATGCTATTAATTCGTTTGCATCGTTATATAATCCAACTGTTGTAACATATGGAGTAAACTCACTACCAGTGATGTTACTAGTCATTGTACCATTTGAACCGCTAACTGCTGTTCTATTGTAAGTAAAGTTCATTT